CGAAGATGCAGCGACCTATACCGTTGCAGAAGCGGCGGCGCGCATCGGTCACAACAGCGGGAAAGCCGGTCTGTCCCTCTATGCGAAATGGCTTCGCGGCGGTGACAATGCTCTGAATGCCGAGGATTGGGCAACGATCCGCAACACCATGTCGACTACGACCGGCTCTGAGGGTGGCTTCACGGTTCAGACCGATGTGGCAGCCTCGGTTCTGGATGCGCTAAAGGCATACGGCGGGATGCGCGACATAGCGACCGTGCTGCGGACCGAAAAGGGAAACCCAATGTCATTCCCGACATCGGATGGCACCTCCGAGGTGGGCGAGATCGTCGCAGAAAACGCCACTGCCTCTGCCGCCGATCTTGTGTTCGGAACCAAGTCGCTGCCGGTCTACAAATATTCATCCAAGATCGCCGCGGCTCCGTTCGAACTTCTTCAGGATTCCTCGTTTGATATCGAGGCATTCATTCAGAATCGTCTGGTGTCGCGCCTGGCCCGGATCACCAATACCCATTTCACGATTGGTACGGGGACGGCGCAGCCGAACGGCATCATCACCGCCGCGACGACTGGTGTTACAGCTGCAAACGCGACATCGCAGGTCACGTCTATTGTTTACGACAGCGTCATCAACCTGATTCATTCAGTTGATCCGGCCTATCGGGCGCTGGGCAACTGCAAATTCATGATGAATGATGCCTCGGTGAAGGTCATCCGTCAGGTCAAGGACGGGCAAAGCCGCCCGATCTTCGTCCCTGGCTATGACGCAACTCGGGGTGGAGCGGCGTTTTCTGGGCCGGATACGTTGTGCGGTTATCCGGTTGTGATCAACCAGGATGTCGCTGTTATGGCCGCGAACGCCAAGTCCATCGCGTTTGGTGACTTCAGCTACTACTACATCCGTGACGCGCTGGATATCTCGATGTTCCGTTTCACGGACTCGGCCTACACCAAGAATGGCCAGATAGGTTTCTTGGCGTGGATGCGTTCGGGCGGCAACTTCATCGACGTGGGCGGGGCGGTCAAACTGTTCGTCAACGCAGCCACCTGATCGAAACTTGGGGCGCGGCTTCGGCTGCGCCCTTACCTTTTCGGGGTAATTGCATGGCTTACCGTCCTAAAACGCGCATTTGGGCGCCGTCTGCGCTGCAAGCTAGCGTGGTAAGTGTCTCAGAACTGAAAGATCACCTGCGCATCACCGGGGCAGACGAAGACTATCTTCTGTCGACGTATTCGGTGGCCGCGGCTGTATCCGTCGAGCGGTGGACAAAGCGGCTGATTACCGTGCGATCGTCCATCCTCTATCTCGATGATCTGCCATCTGGGCGGGAGCCTATCGAGCTTCCCGGCGGGGCCGTTGCATCCGTTACGAGCGTTGTTTCCGATGGGGTTGCCATCAATGGGGCAACCGCGATAGGTAATTCCCCGGCGCTGTTGATCCCTTCCGAAAATTGGCCGGTTGTCACTGGCGATGGGTATCCGGTCGTCATCACCTACCAGGTCGGCATGTCTGCCATTCCGGTTGATCTTGTTCACGCAATCAAAATGATCGTTGCCGAGATGTATTTGCGGCGCAGCGCGGCGGAAGCCGGGACGTTGAATTGTGTTCCCATCGGTGCAGAATATCTGATGGCCCCACATAGAATATGGGCGGCGGCATGATTGGCCGCATGGATCAGCGCATCACATTCCAGCGCGCTGCGGATGTATCGGACGGCGCGGGCGGCTTCATCCGCACATGGGCTGATGTAGCGACGAATCCGACCGTCTGGGCGGATGTAAAGGCGAAGTCCGGGTCTGAGGCATTGGTGAACGGGCGCATGACGGCTTCGTTAGTCACGATATTCACGGTCTGGAACAGGTCAGATTTGTCTGAACTGGATCGGATCATCTGGAACGGCGAGGCATACAATATTCGCGGCATTTTGCGCTTTGGTGGCGCAACCCTGCGCCTGCAGATCGAGGCCGAGAGGGGCGCTGCATCGTGAGGGTAGAAATCACGGGGATTGGCGATACCGTCGATATTCTCAACGCGGTTGCCCCGCGAGAGGCGAGTAATCTGCTGCGAACCATCGTCCATGATATTGCGGGGCAACTTGCTGACAGCGCCCGCGAGTTGACGCCAAAAGATACCGGGAAACTGGCAGCGAGCATCAAGCACAAGCGGGCGCGCGGCAGGCCGGGATTTATTGAATCAGACGTCACTGTTCCCAAAAAATCGTTCTACTGGCGGTTTCTGGAATATGGCGACGGCCCGGATCACGTCGAACATGCGATGTTTGCCCGTGCCATCATGGCGATGCGCCCGGATATGGACCGCGTTTATCTTGATACTTTCATTCGAAAACTGCAGGCGCGCTTGAGGCGCGAACAAAACAGGAAGGAATCCTGAAATGGGCGTTATTGCATCAACAGCCATGAGCGGACCCGGCGTTCGGGTCATGAACGAAACCACTCTGACTTCCTCTGATACTCTGGCTTATGACTCTGGATCGCCTGGGAGCATTCTCGTGCTTCGCAACCCGACCGGCGGCGCTTTGTCGCCAACAATTACCGGAAGCACGGCATCATCCAGCATCGTTGTTTCCGGCTATGGCACTGTGTCCGCTGCGGCTGGCCTTGCGGTCGGCAGCATCGCGGCTGGTGCTGCGCGGGTAATTCCGCTTGATACCGTTGCGAAATATCTTGATGGCGTTGTCACTATTACCGGCGGCACCGGCCTCGTAGCGGCGTTTCTGAAGTGATGGCCGCAGAACTGGAGGTCCAGCGGGCGTTTTACACCGCGCTGTCTGGCCTCGGGCTGCGTGTGTATGATGCGGCCCCGCAAGCGGCAGATGGTGCCAGCACGGCGACATATCCGTATGTTGAAATTGGCCAGATCATGTTTGCACCGTGGGATACATCCCGAGAGGTCGGGCATGAATTTCTAGCGAGGGTGCATACCTACAGCCGGTCGTCGGCGATGACGGAAACCCGCACGATACAGGGGCAGATTTATGCCCGCCTGCATTTGGGTAGTCTGACAATTTCTGGCCAGACGCCTGTCCTGGTCCGGCGCGAAACCAGCATGGTCATGCGGTCGAGCGACGGTTCGTTTCACGGGGTTTGCGAATACCGCGGCCTGATTACCTGATACGCGCCTTGCGGCGCGGGTGCCTATTCGTCGGGCCTTGGGCAAGCCCTTCCGAATGAACGCAGGATTGCGTCCAATTCCCCCCTGATGGAGCCTTATCATGGCAAAAGCTGCTGGCCGTTTGGCCATTGTCTCTAAAAACGCAGTCGCGATTGCAGGCGTTCGCGTTTCCAACATCAAAATGGACGCCAGCCCCATTGATGTTACCGACAAGGATAGCTCAGGTCTCACGCAGCTTCTTGGCGGCACGTCATGGAGCAACCGCGCCCTGTCCTTTGATGTAGAGGGCGTCTACACCGACCCAACGCTGCGTGATATTGCGATGGACCCGGCCCTTTCCCTCACCCTAACCGACATGACGTTTAAATTCGCCGACGCTTTGGCGGCGAAAGACACAATCGGCGGCACCTTCTTCATGACCAACTATGAGGAGGGAAACCCTTATGACGACGCTGTGACGTTCAAGTGTTCGTTCACCTCGTCTGGCACATGGACATATAACTAATGCAGGGCTTTGAAGATGTGACGTTTGAGTGGGGCGGCAAGACATTTGTCGTCCCGGCAAATCGGCAGATGATGCTGATTGCGCGCGTTGAAGACGCGCTTTCTGGGGACACTGGCCTACAAGCCTTGTCGGTTCTATTGCGCCCGGAAGGCCCCCCTTATTCCCGTCTCGCGGCGGCATTCGGCGCTGCACTTCGCTATGCGGGCGCGACTGTCAGTGATGAAGAAATTTACCTGACAACCATGAATGATTTTGCTGCCGGGAGGGCCGAGGTCGCGGAGCGCAATCAGCGCGCAGTCGTGGCGCTCCTATCTGTTATTGCCCCGCCATTTGGCCATGCAGTCGACAGGTCTGATGAGACGGATGAAGCCGAAAAAAAGGACTAATGGGCGGGTTCGCGCGGTCGGCTTATAAGGCGGTCGTTGGGCAGGGGTGGGTTAGCCCGTCTGAATTCTGGTCAATGGCCCCCGGTGAATTCTGGTGGCTATGTGACGCCAAAAACCCGCCAAAAGATCGCGATGAATATGGGCAGATGCTTAAATTGCTAAAAGAGGCCAGGGCAGAATGAGCGACGTTGTTGGAAATGTGGTGATCCGCGTCGGTGCGGATATTTCGCCGCTGACAAAGGAAGTTTCTCGCACTGGGTCGGTCCTTGGCCAACTTGAAAGTAGCGCCAAGCGGTCAACCGCGCAGATCATCGCCTTTGACGCTGCATCCCGCAAGACG